TTTGGTAGTTACCTCGATATGGATGGTAGTGCCAAGACTGAACAGGATCTAATTAGAAGATATAGAGAAATAGCATTACATCCAGAGTGCGATATGGCAATAGAAGATATTGTCAACGAAGCAATTACGTCTAATGAAAACAGACAATCTGTAAAAGTAGTTACAGAATCATTGCCATTTGGAAGTGCTGTTAAAGTAAGAATAGAAGAAGAATTTAAAGAAGTATTAAGACTATTACAGTTTAATACTAGAGGACACGATATTTTTAGAAGATGGTATGTTGATGGAAGAATTTTCTATCAAAAAGTAATTGACTCTGAAAATCCTAAAAATGGTATTACAGAATTAAAATACCTAGATCCTCGTAAAGTAAAAAAGATTAGAGAAGTTAGAAAGAGAAGACCAGAAGGTATGGTTTCTCCTACTAACATTAATATTGCAGATGAAACAGTTGAATACTTTGTTTACAACGAAAGAGGTATACAAGGTGCAGCTGCTGTTCAAGGTATTAAGATTGCTGTTGATACAATTGCATATTGTCCATCAGGATTAATTGATCAAAACAAAAACGGTTTAGTATTATCTTATTTACATAAGGCAATTAAACCTGTCAATCAATTAAGAATGATTGAAGACTCAGCAGTTATCTATCGTATTGCAAGAGCACCTGAAAGAAGAATATTTAAAATTGACGTAGGTAATTTACCTAAAGTTAAGGCTGAACAATATCTTAGAGATGTTATGGCAAGATATAGAAACAAACTTGTCTATGACGCTGCTACAGGTGAAGTAAGAGATGACAGAAACTATATGTCAATGTTAGAAGACTTTTGGTTACCAAGTAGAGAGGGTGGTAGAGGAACAGATATTACTACACTTCCTGGTGGTCAAAACTTAGGTGAGATTGCAGACATTGAATACTTTAGAAGTAAGTTGTATCGTTCATTAAATGTTCCATCTAGTAGATTAGAAGCAAGTCAAGGATTTAATCTTGGTCGTTCTACAGAAATAACAAGAGATGAATTAAAATTCACTAAATTTGTAGGCAGATTAAGAAAAAAATTTACTGAATTATTTAATGATTTATTAAGAACACAATTAATTATTAAAGGTATAATTGCAGAAACAGAATGGCCAACTGTAAGAGATAGTATATTTTATGACTTCTTACAAGATGGACACTTTGCAGAATTAAAAAATTCAGAAATGTTAAGAGAAAGATTAAATTTAGCAAGAGAAGTAAGAGATTACATTGGTAAATTTTATTCTGTTAATTATGTTAGAAAACATATTTTAAAACAATCTGAATCAGAAATTAAACAAATGGATGCTGAAATTAAAAAAGAAATTAATGACGGTATCATATCATCACCAACAACACAAGTTACAAATGATGATGATGGAATATTATAAGGAGTAAAAAATGAGTGAAGAAGTAAAATCGTTTATTGATAAGTTAGCACAAAATGATATGGTTGGTGCTGGAGATGCTTTTAAAGACGCATTAAGATCAAAAGTAGGTGACGCATTAGACACTAGAAGACAAGAAGTTGCTAGTAGTTTATTTAAAGCAGAACCTCATAGTGATCCAAAACCAGAAATTGCAGGTACAGGTACCTTTACACGTGATGGAGAAGTTGAACCTACAGGTGCAAATACACAAATACAAGAACCAACACCAGAGGTAAACAATGAAGTTGAGCCAGTTAGTGGAGAACAACCAGACGTTCAATAGTAATTCATTTAAAGATTTATCGCCTGTTATGAAAGAGGCGGTTAATGACGTAATGAAATTAATTAAAAATGAGGGCAACTTAATTTTTAATTTTGAAAATGCTGTTAAAAAAGTTTGTGAGTTTCATAATGTTGATAAGGACGATATTGAAGAATACTTTGATAACGAAATTATAGAACAATTAGGAGAAAAGTAAATGGCATGGGTAACTGTTCCTGGAACAAATGGAATTTGGGAATATGAAAATACTGCTGTAGTAACAGACACTTATATAGATTCAGCTGATGGATCAAATGTTAGTGTTTCAAATGGTATTAGAAGTTGGATAAGACCTGGAACGAGTGAAACATTAGAATGTTATATTAGATGTAGAACAACAGCAGATAATGTTGAACGTGGAGAATTATACAAAGGGTACTATGACAATCAAGCAAGTTTAGGTGATACTGTTGCAACTATTATTAACACAGTTACAGACGCAGATACAACTCTACAAAGTTGGTTTGATGGATCAGATAGTACAAAATTTGTACCAATTAATCCAACAGATGGAGATACATTTACACAATGGACAGATAAATCAAACTTTGCTCACAATGCTAATCCTACAGGCGGTGCAACAACAAGACCTGTATTTAAAACAAGTATTTTAAACAGTTTATCTGTAGTAAGATTTGATGGAACAAATGATTGTTTGAGTATTAATCCTATTGCGTGGGCTCAAAGTTTATCAGGTATGACAGTAATAGCAGTTTCAAAATTTACTAATACATCTGGAACTCGTACACTTACAACAACTGACCAAGAAGATATGGGTATTTTTATTGATACAAATTATAAAGTATCAATGGCAGGTGCAAGTGCTGATACAGGTACATCTGCTGATACAAGTTTTCATATTCACACTTTAAAATTTGATGGTACTCAATCAGACAATGCAACTAGATTAGTTTATAGAATAGACAAGTCAGATACGTCTTTAACTTTTACAGGTACAGTAGGTACTACAACTAGTGCAAGTAATGGAACAATCTATATAGGTTGTGATGATGGTTCTGAATTTTTAAATGGTGACGTAGCAGAATTTTTAATGTTTAACAAAGCACTATCAAGTGCAGAAATAACAGGTGTTGAAAATTATTTATCAACAAAATGGGGATTATAAGAAATGGCAGACACAGTAACAAAACAAGTATTATCAGATACATCTGGTGTAAAGTATGTAATTAAATTGACAAATATTTCAGATGGTTCTGGAGAGTCTTTGGTTAATAAAGTTGATGCTTCAGAAACAACTTTTATGAGTGAAGATGGAAACAGAAAGATTGCAAAAATTTGGTGGTCAATTAATACAGTTGATACTAAATCATCAGTAGAAATTTTGTGGGCAGGTACTATAAATGCAACTGCAATTGTATTATCAGGACAAGGATATTGGGATTTAAGAACTGCAGGTAATGAAATAACAAATAATGCTACAACACCTACTGGTGATGTATTATTATCTACAAAAAACTTTACAATAGGTGATAATTATACAATTTTGATAGAGTTTAGATAAAAAGATGTATAAATAGTAAGAGAGAGATAAGATGAAACTAATATCAGAAGAAATTTCGGACGCACAATATATCGTTGAAGAAAATAACGGTAATAAAAACTATAAAATTAGAGGTGTCTTTTTACAAACAGAAATTAAAAATAGAAATGGACGTGTCTATCCTAAAGACATACTTGACAAAGAAGTAAAAAGATATAACGCAGAATTTATCAATAAGAAACGTGCATTTGGTGAGTTAGGACATCCTGACGGACCAACTGTTAATTTGGAAAGAGTATCACATATGATTACAAAACTCTATCCAGATGGTTCAAATTTTATTGGTGAAGCAAAAATAATGAATACTCCATACGGTAAGATTGTAAAAGGTCTTATAGATGAAGGTGCTCAATTAGGAGTATCTTCTCGTGGTATGGGTTCATTAGAACAAAGAGGTGGCGCTAACTATGTAAAAGACGACTTTTACTTAGCAACTGCCGCTGATATTGTTGCAGATCCATCTGCTCCAGACGCTTTCGTAGAAGGTATTATGGAAAACAAAGAGTGGGTGTGGGACAATGGCGTTCTCGTAGAAAAGAACATAGATGCTTGGAAACGAGAAATAGAAAGTGCGAAAAGAAATGCTTTAGCAGAAGCTAAAGTTAGAGTATTTAAAAACTTTCTTAAAAATCTCTAGTTTTATAAATATACTTACAAAAACAATTTAAAACTAGTTTTAAAATTAAAGAGGAGATTTCGATGGCCGAAACAGAAAAAACACTTGAGGCGACAGTAAAAGAAGTAACAGAAGCAACAGCTGCTGATGCTCCTAAAAAGAATGCTGTGGCGGCTGAACCTACACATCTGAAAAATGATGCTGAGGATTTAGGCGCAGCTGTAGTTAAACCTACAGACAGTAATCCTGACGCTACCAAGAAAGTAAAACAAGTTTCTGGCGACCCACAACAGAAAAGTCAAGGAAGTGCAGACGCAATGCCTAAACTTTCAGGACATAATACTAAGTTGGAGAGCAAAGAAACTGATAAAGATTCGGAAGATAAAGAAATCAAAGAAGGCGAACTACCTGCTGGTCTCAAAAAATACCTTGACAAAAAAGACGATAAAAAAGAGTCTAAAGATGACAAGGAAGATTCTAAAGAAGAAGGTTATGACAAAATGAAAAAAGAGTCATCACACGATTCGGAAGAAAAGAAAGACGAGAAAAAGGAAGAAAAAGAAAAAGAGATTGACGTAAAAGAACACGTTGATGCTCTTGTCGCTGGAGATGATTCATTATCTGAAGAATTTAAACAAAAGGCTGCTACTGTATTTGAAGCTGCGATTAAATCTAAAGTAAAAGAAATCGCTGAAGAAATAGAAGCAGACTACAACAAAAAATTCGAAGAAGAAACCTCAAAAGCTAAAGATGAGTTAGTAGAAAAAGTTGACTCTTATCTATCATACGTGGTAGAGGAGTGGATGAAAGAAAACGAACTTGCTTTAGAAAGAGGAATCAAAGGCGAAATCGCTGAGGACTTCATTAGTGGTCTTAAAAAATTATTTGAAGATCATTACATTGATGTGCCAGACGAAAAATATAATGTGTTAGAAGATCAAGCTTCAAAAATTGATGAGTTAAATAAAAAACTTAACGAATCAATTGAAAAGAATGTTGAACTATCTAAAGAGAACAGTAAGTACGTAAGACAATCTATCATTGATGAGGCGTCTAAAGACCTTGCTGAAACTCAAAAAGAAAAGTTTAACAAACTTGCTGAAGAAGTTGACTATAAAAACGAAGAAGACTTTAGAACAAAAGTATCTACTATAAAAGAGAGTTACTTTGGTAAGAAAGACTCTTCTGGTGAGATAGATGATGTGGCGGCAGACTCAAATACTCTTAACGAGGATTTAAGTAATGCAATGGCTGCTTATAGTGCCGCTATAAGTAAAACAAAAGACATTAAGTTGTCGAAGTAATAAAGGGAGATAAAAACAAATGTATTTATCAGAACAATACGAAAAAAAATGGCAGCCTGTCCTAGAACATCCTGAACTTCCAAAGATCGGGAATTCTTACAGACGTGCCGTTACAGCTACTATCTTGGAAAACCAAGAGAGAGCTATGAAAGAGGACGCTGCTTTCTTAAACGAAGCTGCTCCTACTAACTCTACAGGTAGTGCAGTTGCTAACTGGGATCCAATTTTGATCTCATTAGTAAGAAGAGCAATGCCTAATCTTATCGCATACGATATCGCTGGTGTACAACCAATGACTGGTCCAACTGGACTTATCTTTGCAATGAGAAGTAGATACACTTCACAAACAGGTGATGAAGCTTTATTTGATGAAGCAGATACAGACTATTCAGCAAGAAACGCTGCTGGTGATTCAACTTCAGGTCAAACTGCTGGTGGTCAATCAGGAACTAATCCTGCTGTATTAAACGACGCTGCTCCAGGTACTTACACTAAAGGTGAAGCAATGACTACTGCTACTGCTGAGGCGTTAGGTGACGCTTCTGGCAATCAGTTTGCAGAAATGGCTTTCTCAATTGAGAAATCAACTGTAACTGCAAGAAGTAGAGCTCTAAAAGCAGAATACACTATGGAACTTGCTCAAGACTTAAAAGCAATCCACGGTTTAGACGCAGAAACAGAATTAGCAAATATTCTATCTGCTGAAATTCTTGCTGAAATCAATAGAGAAGTTGTAAGAACAATTTACATCAATGCAGAAAAAGGTGCTGCTGTTAACACAACTACAGCTGGTATCTTTGATTTAGACACAGACTCAAACGGAAGATGGTCAGTTGAGAGATTCAAAGGATTAATGTTCCAATTAGAGAGAGATGCTAATAGAATTGCACAAAGAACAAGAAGAGGAAAAGGTAACATCATTATCTGTTCTGCTGACGTTGCTAGTGCGCTTCAAATGGCTGGTGTTTTAGATTACACTCCTGCATTAAACAACAATCTAAACGTTGATGACACTGGTAATACTTTTGCTGGTACATTAAACGGAAGATACAAAGTGTACATTGATCCATACTCAGCAAACTCATCTGCGAAACAATACTACGTAGTTGGTTACAAAGGTACTTCACCTTATGACGCTGGTATATTCTACTGCCCATACGTGCCACTACAAATGGTGAGAGCAGTTGGACAAGACACTTTCCAACCAAAAATCGGTTTCAAAACTAGATATGGTCTAGTTGCAAACCCATTTGCAGAAACAGGTGCTCTATCAGGTGCTGCTACTGCTGTTAACAATGCTGGTTCAGCAAACAGTAATAGATACTACCAAAAAGTACAAGTTGCTAACATAATGTAATTTGGTTGATTGTTGTTTGACAATCTTAAAAGGGCGGCTCTAAACAAGTCGCCCTTTTTTTATGCACTAAATAAACATATGAAAAAAGTTTTAATTCAATACCTATACATATTCATTATAATTTTAATGATGCTTATTGTATTTACTTGGGCAAATGCTTGTGAACAAGAACAAGTTAAACCAGTAGATAATAAAACAATACCTGTGTGTGAAGAATTACAAGAATCTACCGAAGAAAAACCTTGTAAAAAATCAGAAAACATAAACACAGTTATTAAAGCATTAGAGAAACTAGGTGAATCAGGAACACTTCCTAAATAGTATATAAATAATATTATGACTACTACAAATAGTTACAATAGACAGCCTACTAAATTGGATTATGCAGATCCTACTAAGTTTAAGTTTAATGTACTTAAATTACCTAAAGTAGAATACTTTTGTACAGCGGTAAATTTACCTGGTGTATCAATAGCAGATAACTATGTTCAACCTACACCATTTAGAGATATACCAATGCCTGGTGAAAAGTTAACTTATGATAGATTATCATTAACATTTTTAGTAGATGAAAATTTAGAAAACTACCAAGAGATACACGGTTGGTTAAGAGGATTAGGATTTCCAGGAGGATACCAAGAGTTTAAAAATTTATTAGATTCTGGTACAGATAGATTTCCTACATCAAAAAATAGTGTATTAGGTGACGCAGGACGATCAAAGTTTGCTGCCCCTAGTACAGGTGGTCTATTTTCAGACGCAACACTAACAATATTAACAAGTAAAAACAATGCTGTAGTAGAAGTAAGATTTAGTGATATATTTCCTTTGTCTTTATCTGGACTACAATACTCACAACAAGCAACTGATACAGATTATTTAACGGCAACTGTAACATTTGATTACAAATTATACGACTTTGCAAATACAAACGCAAGTAGAACAAGCATAACAACAACTTAAAAACTTGATTTTTTGAGTGTTTTATGATATAATGGATATATTATGGATTTAGAACAAATACAAGAACTAGCAGAAAAAGACCTAAAGATTAACGATACTGAATTAGATTTAGAGTCTTTGAAAACTCCTCAGTTACATAACAAGTATATGAAACACTTAACAAAGTTTAAGTTGTTATTAACACGTGCTGAAGATGATTTAAGAACAATACGATTATTTAAATGGGAATATTATACAGGTAAATCAGACCCACAAGTATATCAACAAAAACCTTTTAATCTAAAAATTTTAAAACAAGACGTTGACAAGTATATTGAAGCAGACGAAGAAATACAAAAAGCAACTCAAAAAGTTAAATACTTAGAAACAGTTGTTGATTTTTTAGATAGAACTATTAGACAAATTTCTAATAGAACTTTTACTATAAAGAACGCTATAGACTGGAGAAAGTTTACTAGTGGCGCTATCTAAAAATGACCACCACACGATACCTAATCATAGATAAGAAGAACGAAGTCTATTTAAAAATAGAGGCAGACGCAGATATAAGACGAGAACTTGGAGAATACTTTACATTTGAAGTACCTGGTTTTAAGTTTATGCC